AGTAAAGTCCCTCGACACTAGTCTCTGGAAACTTTACGAGGGAAAAGTTATTCGGGAGCTTGCTGCTTGCGGCTTGAAGCTTGATGCTTGCTGCTCGGGGCTTGAGGCTTGTCGCTTGACGCTCGAGTCGCTTGGGGCTTGACGCTTGAAGCTTGCTGCTCGCGTCTCCGTTTCCTGAGCTCGGCGTAATACTTCGGGTGTCTAAACATTAATGTTGTCCATATGCTACGTTTTTAACCGAAGGATCCCAGCATGCCCTGCAATCTTTGCATTCGTTGTCTTGAGTCGGTGCCGGGCAGGTTCTGCCTGAAGTGACAACTGTTGACGTATGCGGCCAGCTGCTTGGCGCTTCCTGGTCCACCATCGGTGCTGAGAATCTTACAATTAAATTGTGTGGTTTTAATGGCAGGAATCGCTTCACCCATGCTTCCCGCGTGGGCATCCAGTGCTTGACGCTCGGCGTCAGTTTACAGACTGCGAAAATTTTCAGGAGGTGCTCTTCGTCCTGCACATCTCCGCTGTCATGCCATCTAAAATATTTTGATTTTTTTGAATTAATTAATAGCGCCATCGCTGCGGCCCATAATTCATGCTTGACGCTTGCCAGTCTTCGGTATTGTGCTTCTTGCACAACTTTAAAAACATAACAACCCTTCAGGGCGTAGCAACCATGGCAGGTACTCCCGGCAACCTTCACTAGCTTAGATCCTGTCTTGCATTCTTTGGCTGGTAGACCATAGGCCCATCCAGGCATCTTTGAAGGCTTGCTCAGGCCTCCGACTAATTTTAAAGCTTCTGATGTTTTCATAAATATATTATTATCCTATATATAACTTTCTGTCAAGCTTGCCGCTCGCTGCTTGTAGCTTGCGGCCCTGGCTGCCTGAAATGGGCCTTACGACAGGGCCATGTGATCAACTGATCCCAGATCTCTGGATTGAAGCCCAGCGGCAATTATTTACCGGTGCACCAGGGCTTAACAGCCTATCGACTGCCAGAGATCAGGGATCAGTGCACTGATCCCGTAATTTAGAATTATTCTAAATTACAGAAAGGACTACAGCACGCTGGGAGATAAACACCCATTCGGCTGTATTCCTAACTTAATATAATACTTGACAAAGATTTGTCAATAGGATAAACCTATAAATAATTAATAACTAACAGAAAGGACTTTATGTCAGCAAAAATAAGAATGAACACCGAGTATAGAAACAAACTCTATAATCGTATTAAAGATGTCTTTGAAAAAGAGGACACGCAAGAACGACAAGCATTTATGGAAGCAAGAGAAAATTTTAACTTGCAACAGAAATCAGCTTTTGAACTTGCAAAAGAGGTTGTTGAAAGGTCATACCCAAAAGAAGATGTTGCGGTATTGCGACAATTCAAAAAGAAATATGGCGACCCCTGTGATGTAGTTGCAAAAGATAAATGTTTTTATTTTGCACACAACGAAGATGTTGATGATGAGGGAAAAGAAGAAGAAACTAAATCACATTTTGATTTTGGTTTATTCGGCAATCATAATGGTCATGAGTATGGCGGTGGCGAAAATGCAGAGCACTTTGCCCATGCCTATTATCGTGAGGAACTAAAAGAGGGTGGTTGCAATCCAGATATTATTGCTCAACAATCTGGTAAAGATAGCAACCCACACAAAACAAAACACGTTGATGCAAACAACAAGTTTTTAGGCAAGGGTCATTATTCAAGTGATAATGGAACTGGTATAACTAGAAACTTTGATAATAGTTTTTATCTTGATGTTATTGGGACTTCACATTGTAGGTCAAGAGCAATAGCTTGTACTAAAGCTGAATATCAAAAATTTGAAGAATGGCGAGTTGCAAAAGCAAATGTTGTTGCAACACACCAGACTTGGATTGATAGTATTAGCAAACAAACTGAACAATTAAAAATTGGTTTAAAGGCATACAGATATTTAGCAGAGGGAATTGAACTTGCAAAAGAACTTGGAATAGAAGTTGAAGAAGCAGAGTTGATTAGAACAAACTCTACTGGCTTAACAATCTATAATCCTAGCAACCTTGCAAATTTAATTAAAGGTATGAAAAACAAAAAGCAAACAAGAGAACAAAAAATCTTGGCTAGAAAACAATACGAACAATCTTTAAATTAAAGATTGACTTGTAGGGGATAATAGTATATTATCCCCTATAACAGAAAGGACATAATGAAAACACAAACACAAATAGATATACCAGAAAAATTTTACATAACTTATTATGCGAAGAAGCATAAAAAGTTTATAACTAGAAAGGGTCAGTATTCACACCCAGATAATATATTTGCAGAGGGCAAATATTTTATTTCAAAGAAAGGTGAGCCATGTTTCGTTTATTGGGATTGTGATGTTGAGGGTTGGCGAATGGCAACTTGGTCAATGACTTTAAAGGAACGTCATGATTGAGTTGTTTAATTTAATATTTGTGGAAAGCCCTACAGGGCTTTCCATTATTTTGGCAGTTGGATTAACTCTTTTATTGTATGAGATTGTGAGGAATATATGACAGATTATGTTTGGTGCCATGGTCCGAGTTGTCATACAAAAGTTACAACAGACAGGGTGCGAGGGTCTAAAGGTTCTAAAGTTTTAAGAACTAGAAAAATAAAACAAACTGAATGGAATGCGCGAACCCATTGGTCACACTTTTGTAGTCAGGGTTGTTGGCAAGATTTTATAATTACACATTGGGAACAATTTATAAATCTACACCCTAGACGCGAGGCGCTCAAAACACCGATCGAGGATCCTAAGAAAGTAGAGCACGAGGGGTGGGGTGGTAGAACATATTATAATACAGAAATAACTAAAAAAGAGATTGACAATAATGAACAGATAGGATAATATAGGAATATGAATACATTATTAATTGTTGGTTTATTTGTTTTTGGTTTAGGTGCATTGTTATGGATTGTATCTACAGCGATGGTGGCACACTATGACCAGAAGTTATTTGAACTAGACAAGAAATTAAGAAAGGACGACAAATGGCGGAAGCAAAAATAAAAACAACTAACCCTTATTCTGGTCAATCATATATGTTAACTGATGAGGAACATAAATTATATATGGCAGTTAAACTAGCTGAGATACAGGGTGACGGGGAGCGAATGCAAAAAAGATTAGATAAGTTTTCTAGATTAAATCCTAAAGCGTACATGGTGTTACTAGATTAGTTTATATATAGTGCGACGCCCTGCGGGCGTCGCGCATAGAGGTACCAAAGCCATTGCAAATTCCAAATAAATAAAATAATATAAAACAAGTATAGGTTGTAAGGGGTCCCACAGGTATACCCTTTATGCCATTTTGCAGAAAATTTTTTTGAAATGAAAATAGATTTAGAAAAGATAAAGAGATTACCCCCTGATGTAAGAAAAGAGTTCATGAAGACTTACCTTCAGTTTACAGAAAAGAAAAAAGAAGCTGGTATAAGAGAAGACTTTATGAAGTTTGTAAAACATGTCTGGCCAGACTTTGTTGAAGGATCTCATCACAAGATTGTTGCTGAAAAATTTAATCAGATAGCAGAGGGCAAAATTAAAAGACTAATTATAAACATGCCACCAAGACATACGAAGTCCGAGTTCGCTAGCTACCTGCTGCCCGCTTGGATGGTGGGTAGAAACCCGAAGCTAAAAATTATCCAGTCCACTAACACCACAGAACTATCCGTTAGATTCGGGCGTAAAGCAAAACAACTTTTAGATAGCCCAGAGTATCAAGGTGTATTTAAAACTAGACTCAAAGAAGATTCGCAAGCCGCAGGTAAATGGGAAACACAACAAGGCGGTGAGTATTATGCAGCGGGTGTTGGTTCCGCGATTACAGGTCGTGGTGCAGATTTACTTATCATCGACGATCCACACACCGAACAAGATGCTATGAATCGAGAAGCGATGGAAAGAACTTTCGAGTGGTATACATCAGGTCCTCGTCAACGTCTCCAGCCAGGCGGTGCTATCATCTTGGTTATGACACGATGGAATACAAAAGACCTTACCGGTCGACTGTTAGGCGCGCAGCGAGAGGCCAAAGCAGATCAGTGGGAGATCATAGAGTTCCCTGCCATCATGCCAAGCGGTAAACCTTTGTGGCCAGAGTATTGGAAGTTAGAAGAACTAGAAGCAGTCAAAGCATCTACAGGTATACAGAAATGGAATGCTCAGTATATGCAGAACCCAACATCAGAAGAAGGAGCAATCATCAAACGAGAATGGTGGATGGAGTGGGAAGAAGATTGGATACCTGCACTAAAACATGTCATACAATCTTACGATACAGCGTTTGGTAAAAAACAAACTAACGACTACTCTGCTATAACTACGTGGGGTGTGTTTTATTTAGATGATGATAGTCCTGCAAGTTTAATATTATTAGACGCAAAAAAAGGTAGATACGACTTTCCAGAACTAAAACAAGTCGCTTGGGAGCAGTTTAAGTATTGGGATCCTGATACAGTTATCGTAGAGGCCAAAGCATCAGGTCAGCCTTTAACTGACGAGATGAGAAAGATGGGTATACCTGTTGTAAATTATAGCCCGTCAAAAGGAAATGACAAGCACACCAGAGTAAATTCAGTTGCACCTTTGTTCGAATCTGGTATGATATATGCTCCGAACCAGGAATTTGCTGAGGAAGTAATCGAGGAGTGCGCGGCTTTTCCATTTGGTGATCATGACGATTTGGTTGACTCGACAACCCAAGCCATCATGCGTTTCAGACAGGGTGGTTTTATATTACATCCTGACGATGAAAAAGAGGAAAAGATTTATAAAACTAAAAGGAACTACTACTAGTTATGGCAGCAAAAAATATAGGAATGGCAATCTTAGCAGTTTTAGAAAAGCTGTATGGTAAATCCTTTATTAATCAAATTATAGGTACAAGAACAAATATTATCAAACCGAAAGAACTTGATACGAACGCACCTACTAAAAACGTATTTTCTAAAGATGCATTCAAAGATGAGAAGCTAGTAGATTTAGCTGATGAAAAAATTATGGAATATGCTCCTTACATTCTTTCAAATAAAAATACAAAAGAACAAATGAATTTTTTGGAGAATGCGGAACAACTTCTTAAAACTAGAAAGAAACAAACAGGCTCTGATATGCCTGATCCTAAAACACAAGTCACAGAAGAGGCCGACATCGTAGATATTAGAACAGGTAAGTCTATGGACGAAGAAGGTATTATGTCTTTGAAAGAAGACTTAGGTATACCTGAAGGCATAGATCCTAGAAGCACGATGGGTAAAGCAATTACAGAAGCAGGCACAATAAAAAGACAATCAGACGATACACTTAAAAAAGCAGTAGATACTTTTTTTGGAGGTATGCGAGGACCTAGTAAAGATATGGTTATGGAAGGTAAACGAAGAGCTGTAATTAGAAAAATTTTATTAAAAGATGATAGAATAAATTTACCAGAAGATGTTAGAAAAAGTTTAGAAAACTACGACGACTTAAGAGGCGGTGGAAAAGAAGAAATGGATCCGTTAAATGTATATAATAGA